TGAAGCCGGAGAAGTTGGGGATTTCGCCGGAAGATGCGCAGTTTCTGGATACTCGAAAGTTTCAGGTGAACGAAATTGCACGGATTTTCCGCGTTCCGCCACACATGATTGCCGACCTCGACCGGGCTACGTTCTCTAACATCGAGCATTTAGGGCTTGAATTTGTGATGTACAGTTTGATGCCGTGGCTGGTCAACATAGAGCAGTCCATCAAGCTCAATTTGCTGATGGAGCGTGAGCGTGATTATTATGCCAAGCACAACATTGCCGGGTTACTGCGCGGCGACGTTGAAAGCCGCTACCGCGCTTATGCAACCGGGCGGCAATGGGGATTTATGAGCGTGGATGAAATTCGCGAGTTGGAAGACATGAACCCGCTGCCGAACGGTCAGGGCAAGGTTTATCTTACGCCGATGAATATGCTTCCGGCCACGATGGCGCAGGCCGAGCGTGAAAATCCGGTGATTGAGGTTCGCCAAAACAAGCGTGAGATGCGTGAGGCCGTGTTTCAACACCGGCGCAGGTTGATGGAGCAGTATCAGCCGGTGATGCGGGACACGTTTGAGCGAATTTACCGCCGAGAGCGAAATGATGTTTTGAATAATGCCAGAAAAATCTTCAAGCAGCGCACGGTTGAAGAATTCAAGGATTTCCTTGAGGAATATTACCTTGAGCATCGTGATTTTATCATCCGCAATGTTCAAAAAATCATGGAAACCTATGCCAGCCTGGTCGGGATGGACGCGGCAGAGGAAGCAGAAAAAATAGACGCATACGACAGCGAGCTGGTCAAGCGGTTTATTGGCCGATACATTGAAGCGTTTGCCAGCCGTGAGGTTTATGAAAGCAAGCAGCGCATTGAGGGAATCATGCGCAAAGCCATACATAATGGGGAAGACTTAGTAACCGGTCTGGAAGAAGGCATGGAGGATTGGCCGAGTAACCGGGCGCAGAGTACTGCGCATGACGAATCAGTACGGGTGAACGGCGCGGTCAGCGCAGCGGTCTGGCAGGCCGTTGGGGTGGCTTTTCTGGTGTGGCGGACTTATGGAGAGCAAACCTGCCCGTACTGCCGGATGATGGATGGAAAAAGAGTTGGAATTGACGGATGGTTTTTGAAGGCCGGTGATCAATTGACCGCAGAAGGCGGAGAAATGTTGTTGAGCAAGCAGGATCATCGTCATCCGCCGCTGCATGACGGTTGTGACTGCATGATCGCGGTCGGCTGAAAAGGAGATGTGAAATGGGCGCAATCAGACCACACACTACGGATGTAGACACACAAAGCGATTGGGACGGGCCGAAAGCGGTTGCCGATGCACCGAACGATCGAGAGGTTTTGCGGCATATGCACGCCTGGGTTGATGATAACGGCGACCCGGATGCAAAACAATCCTACAAGTTTCCGCATCACCAGCCGCAAATCGGCGCTCCGGCGGTGATTGCTGCGGTAAATAATGCACTGGCGCGGTTGTCACAATCGGATATACCCGATGGGGAACGCGCAGAGGTTGAACGGCACTTACGCAAACACCGCGAGGATGCAGGTCTGGAAAATAATGCCAAACCTTACATTGAGAGGCGGGTGTATTCTTTTGAAAGCCGCGCGATGGTTGACAGTGAGAAGCGCGCCATCGAGGGGTACGCCGCAGTTTTCAATCACTGGAGTGAGGATTTGGGCGGATTTCGCGAGATTATCCTGCCTGGGGCATTTTCGCCGGCTCTGAATCGTCCCGATCTGGACGTGCGTGCTCTAATCAATCACGATGCCAATCTGATCCTGGGACGTACCAAGACCGGCACGCTGGAGATTTACGAAGACGAAATCGGCTTGAAAGTGCGGATTGCTTTGCCGGACACCCAATATGCCCGTGATTTACTGGTGATGATGGAGCGCGGGGATATTAATCAAATGTCGTTCGGGTTCGAGACGGCAAGAGATCGCTGGTACGAAGAAGGCGGGCAGGTTTACCGAGAGTTGCTGGAAATCGGCAGGTTATACGATGTGTCCGTGGTCACGTTCCCGGCCTATCCGCAAACGATTGCACAGGCGCGGGACGTGTTAAACATGCGGAAGGATGGCGCAGCTCAGGCGGGCGCGTCATCGGACGCTGAAGCATCGGCGCAGGGGCGTTTGGATGTGAAGCGCAAAAAAATTCAACTTCTAAAACTCAAATGAAAGGGGTTTATGCCATGAAAACTCGTGAACTGCGCGATAAACGCGCACAAATTCTGGAAAGATTATCCGCGATTGTGGATATTGCGGATAAGGAAAACCGCTCGATGGATGATGGCGAAGTCAACGAATACAACGAGTTGATGCGTCAGGTGAGCGAACTGGACGCCGAGATCGAACGGCGTGAAAAGATTGAGCAAGCCATGAGCCAGAATGCGTCTCAGCGGGCTGCGGTGATCGGTATGGGAGAAAAGGATTTACGCCAGTATTCCCTGCTCCGGGCGATCCGGGCTGCTGCGACCGGCGATTGGCGCGGGGCGGAACTGGAGCGCGAAGCCAGCGAAGCCACGGCGAAAAAGGTTGGGCGCGATCCGCAAGGTTTCTTCGTTCCGCAGGACTGGCTGGAAAGCCGCGATCTCGTCAAAGGGACGCCCGCATCAGGCGGTTATCTGGTCGCTACCGATTTGTTAGCCCAGTCCTTCATTGATCTGCTGCGCAATCGGATGATGGTACAGCGCGCCGGGGCCACCGTCTTGGGCGGTCTGGTTGGCGATATTGCCATTCCGAAACAGACCGGCGGCGCAACTGCCTACTGGGTGGCTGAGAGTGGTTCACCGACCGAGAGCCAGCAATCGGTTGGGCAGGTGCCGATGGCGCCAAAGACCGTTGGGGCGTTTACCGACATCAGCCGCAAGCTGCTCAAACAATCCAGCATTGACGTGGAAGCGTTTGTGCGGCGCGACCTGGCCACCGTGCTGGCACTGGCGATTGATTTCGCTGCTCTGCACGGCACCGGTACGAGCAATCAGCCGACCGGTATCGCAAATACCTCGGGGATCGGCAGCGTGGTTGGCGGCACAGATGGGGCGGCACCAACCTGGGAACATATCGTCAAACTTGAAACCGAAGTCGCGATTGACAATGCCGATATTGGCGCGCTGGCGTACATGACCAATGCCAAAGTGCGCGGTAAGTTGAAAACCACTCCGCGAACTCCCACCTACGGTGACATCATGGTTTGGGAGCGTAATGATACGCCGCTGAACGGCTATCCGGCTTATGTGACGAATCAGGTGCGGTCCAACCTTGATAAAGGGACGTCAACGGGGGTATGCTCGGCGATCTTCTTCGGCAACTGGAATGACCTGCTGATCGGCATGTGGGGCGGCCTTGACATCCTGGTTGACCCGTATACCGGCAGCACCAGCGGCACTTTGCGCATCGTTGCGTTGCAGGATGTGGATATTGCCGTTCGCAATCCCGAATCGTTTGCGGCAATGCTGGACGCGCTGACCACATAAAGCAATAACGGTTAGGTAAACACAGGGCGGGTGATGAGCCCGCCTGGAAAGGCAGAAGCATGAAAATACGCATCATACGGTCAACGGTTTGTGATGGCAAAGTGGTAGAAGCCGGCCAGGTCGTTGAAGCGTCCGACAAAAGCGCCGACGTGCTCATCAAAATGGGTAAGGCGGTCCAGGTCAATGACGCAGAGCGAACCGTAGAAGCACCAGAAAAGGCAGTCTTGCCACGCGGGCAGAAACGGAGCAAAGGTGCTGAGGGTAATCACACCACCAGCGGTTGAACCGGTATCGCTCATCGAGATCAAGATGCAAGCGCGTATTGATCACGATGAGGAAGATGTGCTGCTTTCGCAATATATCAAGACGGCACGGCAGCATGTTGAGATTATCACGCGTCTGGCGTTGATTACACAAACGCTGGAACTATCACTTGATGATTGGTGGCTGCCGGACGGTCTGGAACTGCTCATGCCGCCACTGCAATCCGTGCTCAGCATCACGTACAGGGATATTGACGGCGTGGAAGCAGTGCTTGATCCGTCCAGTTATGTGGTGGACACTCAGGCACAGCCGGGCAGGGTGCGGCTCAAGAAAGGATTTGCTTTCCCATCGGTGGAGTTATGGCCGTTTGCGCCGGTGAAGATCACGTACAAGGCCGGATACGGAGATAGCGCAGAGAGCGTGCCTGAACCGATACGCCAGGCAATCCGTATGCTGGCCGTGCATTACTACGAAAACCGGGAAGCCGTGCCGGTCGAACGCGGCGTGAATGTGCAGGCGTTGCCGTACACGGTAGACGCGCTGCTGGCAAATTACCGCATGTGGAGGTTCTGATGCGTCCCGGCTGGCTGAAGCACCGTGTAATGATCGAACAGGCCTCCGCGACACAGAACGACCACGGTGAGCAGGTTTTGACCTGGACGGATGTGCGGGAGGTCTGGGCATCTATCGAGCCGCTGCGCGGCCAGGAATACATTGCCAGCAAGACGATGCAGGCCGCCATTGATCATCGTATTCGGATGCGCTACATGGCCGAATTGACACCACACAATCATCGTATCCGTTTCGGCGAGCGAATTTTCGAGATCGAATCGGTGATTCACGTGCGCGAGGCGAAAGTAGAGACACAGGCGATGTGCCGTGAGAAGGTGGCGTAATGGGACGCAGTGTGAAGGTCGAAATCAACGGCGACAAAGAGTTGAAGCGCAAGCTGGAACTACTCGGCGCAAAAGCCCGCGCTGCACTACTTGACGCTGCCCGCGCCGGTGCCGAGGAAATCGAGCGTGAAGCGGATAATCTGGCACCTGAACCTCATGTTCACGTAGGCGATGAGAAAGTTGATGGCGGCACTGCGGAGGTGTCCATCGGCCCGGATGACGCTCACTGGTACTATCGTTTCTTCGAGTTTGGCGCAACCAGGCACGAGATCAAGGGCAATCCGCTGGTCTTTGAAGGCGAAAACGGTCTGATCGTGACGCGCAGAGTCAATCATCCCGGGATGCCGGCGCGTCCGTTCCTGCGGCCCGCGGCAGATACGCGCAAAGAAGCAGCCGTGAAACGGGTAGGCGAAACGTTCCGGCGAGAAATAGACAAACTCGTGGAGTAAAGTGGATGATCCGCAAAATCATCGTGAATTTGTTGAAAAATTCCAGCAGCATCAACACGCTGGTTGGAACGCGGATCTATCCGCTTGTCGTTCCGCCGGACGTTTCAAAACCGGCGATTGCCTACCAGGTAATCAGCGAATCACGCGGTTACCAGATGGACGGTCAGACCGCTCTGACCAATACCAGGCTGCAATTGACGATTGTGGCCGAATCGGTTTCACAAATGGATACGCTTGCCGAAGCGTGCCGGCAGGTTTTGAGCGGCTATCGCGGCACGGTAAACGGAAAATACATACACATCATTACGCTTGCAAACGAATATGACGGCGCAGTAACGGAAGGTGAGACCTTGAGGATACTGCGACAGGATTATCAAATCAAATGGAAGGAGCGATGAAATGGCTAAATACATTGGCTACGGCACGAAACTATATTTTGCGGAAGGCGAGAACTGGACGCTGGTCGCGAACGTTTCGGACATCAACGGGCCGGGCATGAAGCGCGACACGGTTGATACCACGAATCATTCCAGCCCATCCGGTTACAAGGAATTCCTGGCCGGTTTGATTGACGGCGGGGAGATCACCTTTTCTATCTTCCTTGATCCGGCAGATGCAAGCCACAACCAGACCGCCGGTCTGTTGAAGGTGTTTGCTGAAACTCAACCGCGCAACTGGCGGCTGGTTACGCCGGTCGGTACAGGCACGGCTAATCAGTTCTATGCGTACACTTTCAGCGCGCTGGTAACCGGTTACGAGATGAAATTCCCGGTAGAGGAAGGTATTACCGCCGATATTACGCTGAAAATTGCCGGCGCGGTTACTCAGGCCACAATTACTTTGACTTAGGCGAGGTTGTCATGCTGAATCGCGAACAGATTCTTGCGATAAACGACATTCAGACCGCCATTGTGAATGTGCCAGAGTGGGGCGGCGAGGTGCGCGTGCGCGGATTGACTGCGCTGGAGCGCGACCGCCTAATGGCAGAGTTTTTCGACCTCGAGGGCGGCGGGCGAATGAAGCCGGACAAGGCGGCGGAGTACCGCGTGAGACTGGCCGTGTTGTGTGTCGTTGACGAGAACGGCGAACGCATGTTCGACGACAAAGATACCGAATTGCTGGGAAAGAAAAACCCAAAGGCGATTGAGCGAATAGCCGATGTGGTGGCGCGGCTATCCGGCCTTTCGGAAGAGGAAGTCGAGGCGCTGGAAAAAAACTGAAACACCGCCCGGAACGCATCTTCGCTTTTCGCCTGGCGGCCTTGCTGGGATGGGAAAGCGTCGAGAGCGGACTTGGGCGGATGAGCAGTAGAGAGTTTAGCGAATGGATCATCATGTTCAAGAATGGCTGGCTGGATTGGGATGCTGAATATCGGGCGGCGTTGATTGCCAGCGTGGTGGCCAACACTGCGCGGGACACAAAACGCAAGCGCGATCCATTCCAGCCGGCCGATTTTATGCGCCGTGAGTATCTGCCAAAGCCTACGCCTCAGCAATTGAGTGAAAAAATTCAGCAAATCTTCAGACCGTTTATTGAGGTGACTGATGACCACGCTGGCTAAACTGGTTGTCAAATTGATTGCCGATGTATCCGAGTTTTCCAGCGGGCTTGATCAGGCCGCGAAGAAGGCCGGTGAAATCGGCAAGACCATGCAGGCGATCGGCGACAAGATGACGGTTGGGGTGACCCTGCCGCTGGTTGCGGCAGGAACGGCGGCGGTCAAGTTCGCGAGCGATCTGGAAGAGACGCGCAATAAAACGCGCGTGGTGTTTGGGCGGATGGGGGAGGATATGCTCAAGTTTGGGGCGCAGGCGAGCCGGACGATGGGCATGAGCGAAAATACTGCGCTGAGCTACGCCGCGACGTTTGGATCAATCCTGACGAATATGGGAATCGCTGAGGAAGAAGCCGCCAAGATGAGCCAGGCGCTGACGCAGCTTACGGCGGATTACGCGAGTTTTCATAATCTCAATCCCGGCGAGGCATTTGAGAAAATCAAAGCCGGGCTGGTTGGGTCGTCAGAGCCGCTATTTTCACTTGGCAAGGATTTGCGGATGGCGAATGTGGAGGCCTTTGCGCTAGCCAATGGGATTGCCAAAGCCGGGGAGCAAATGACGCCGGCGCAGCTGGCGATGGCGCGCTTCGGCTCGTTGATCGCTCAGTCATCGAAAGAAATGGGAGATTATGTGCGCACATCCGACGGGCTGGCCAACACTATGCGAACGTTCAATGAAACATTAAAAGATGTTATGGCATCGTTTGGCGAGGTGTTGTTACCGGTTGTGACCGAATTCATGCAGGCGTTGATTCCAATTCTGCGCTGGTTCAACGAATTGCCAAAGCCTGTCAAAACCGGCATTGTGTACCTTCTGATGTTTGCCGCCACACTTGGGCCGGTATTAAGCATTACCGGCAGGGCATTGCAGGTGTTCAGCGCGCTATCCGGCGGACTTGGCCCGGCCGGTGTTGCCGGTGGGGCGGCAAAAGCGGCCGGGGCGCTGGCCGGGGCGGCAAAAGCGGCCGGTGGTCTGGCTGCCGGAATTGGCGCAGTACTCGGCCCGGCGCTGGCCCTCGCTGCTGCAATTGCGGCATTGATTCTGGTGATCAAAACGATGGGACCGCAGGCATGGGAATCGGCAAGGATGCTGGTAATCATTTTTGGAAAGATGCTGACCGATGCCTACTTTGCAGTTCTGCGGTTCCGGATGCAGATGATGAACGCAGGCAAGCAGTTGATGATGGGGTTCATCAACGGGGTTTTGTCGTTTGCAGCCCAGTTGATAGAAGCGGTGATCAAGCCTGTAAAGAAGGCTGTCGAGGCGGTCCGCAAGATGCTGAAAATTTCCTCGCCGTCCAAAGTGATGGAATGGATCGGCGAGATGACGGTGGCCGGATTTGCGTCCGGAATTGAAGCCGGGCGTGCGCAGCCGATCCAGGCAATGCAAAGCGTCCCGCTGATGCCGGCAGCGGCTCAGATTGGCGGTGGAGCGCGGACGGTGCAGATTGATGAAATCCGCGTGTACGGTGATTTGAGCGATTCGCAGCTGCGGCGGATGAAGGAAGAGATGCGCCGGATTGCTGAAACCGTGTTTGGGGATGCGCTGAGGTGAGATGGCAGATTACAAGATTGGTACGACTTTGAGCGGAATGACGAATATCGAATCACTCGGCGTGCCTGTGCCGCGCAGCCGGTTTCAGGCAGGCGAGCGGGTTACACTGGCCAACGGGGGGGTACGTGAATTAGGCTGGGGGCGGGCAGAGTGGGTATTCCCGATCCTGACCATGACCCAGCGAAACGCTTTGCGGAATTATTGCCCGTCCGGGAGTGCGGCAGTATACATCCGCACGATGACCAATGAAAATGCGTATGCAAATTATCAAGCGATGATGATCTGGCCGGAAGAGGAAGATCAGCGTGCCGGGCGGGTTTTCGATCTGGTGATTCGTTTCAATCTGATTGCACTGGAGACGTAAATGGCAAGAGCGATAACGGCTAACGAATTAACCAAATTGCGCGGCAAGCAGTCCAGCCGGTTGTATCTGGCACTGCATCAACCAGCGGTCGTTTGCAGTGCGCAGGTGGACCAGGCCAGTTTTGAGGTCGAGCCGGACGCTGTGGCTTACAAAAACGGCAGCGGTACGCTGGCCAATGTCAAGCCGGGCATGACCATGCTGATTGGCACGGCTGCCGGAAAGCACGATGTGGGTATGGTGCGAATCAGGAAAGAGCCAGGTACATCAACGTTTTTTATTGGACGTACCGGCGGAATCAACTGGCAAAACAATTTGTATTTGACGGTAATCAATGAATTCAGGCCGTGGGCCGTGCCGGTCAGTTACTACAACGGCGTTGCATACCTGGATGAGGATGTCAGTTATACAAATGAGCATTCTCAGTACAGACCGGTAATCGTGATGGGACCACCGGCAGTGCTGTGGTTAAAAAACGGTACGGCAGTATTATCGCCGAAAGCGGAAGAAAGCTGGGTATTTGGCAGTACCATCAGCGGGTATAGTTGGAGCGCGCCCGGCGCAAGCGCCACCAGCGGGATGAACACGGCTGAACCGCAAGTCACCTACAACTCCGCCGGGCAGTACACAATCAGCTGCACGGTGACAGCGGCAAATGGTAAAAGCGCAACCGGATACAGACCGGTTTTCGTATTTGGCGGGAACGTCAAACCGATTGAGGTCAAATCGTTGCCGCATTGTGCTGGAGACGCTGAAAGCGGCGGATGGGCTGCGGAAGTGGAAATCGTTGATCTGGCCGGTGCGGTTGTGCG